ATGCACGAGAAAAATATGCGGTTTGGTGATTATATCAAGAAAAAACGGCAGGATGACCCGCGTGAACTTACCTTGAGCGACATGTCAAAGCAGCTTGGTATTTCCCTGAGCCTTCTCAGTGATATTGAAAATGGGCGCAGGAAACCGTTTAGTGCGGAGAAAATTGAAATTTTTGTTTCGTATCTGGGCCTTAATGCACAGGAAAAGGCACAGCTTTACGATCTGGCCAGCCGTGAAAACAGGGAGATTCCCTGGGATATTGAGGATATCATGATGTACGAAGAGATCGGCAGCATGGCACGGTTTGCGCTACGTGAGTCCGCGGCAGGCAATGTGACCGAAGAAGACTGGAAAAAATTTATCAGGGAGATTGAGGCAAAAAAGGGGGCGAAGGAATGATTGAATTCAAATGCCATAAGATCGACAGACAAAATAATAATACCCCAATCGTTAGTAACAGGGAACTTGACGAGTTTGCCCATGCGGTACTTTTGGATTATCAGCCCCATCTGCTGAGAGAACCAGGAAGGATTCGTTTTGAGCATTTTCTGGAATACTATCTGAAAGTCAACCTTGAATTTCACGATATCTACAGCGATAATCCTGAACGCCCGATTTTAGGTGCTACTGCGTTTCATGATGGGGAACTGAAAGTATTTAACAGGGAACAGATGTGTATATCAAAGATACCGGTTGCGGCACACACCGTCATTATTGATAACAGTGTCATGGAACCCGGCAAAGAAGGGCTTGCGCTTTTCACCGGTCTGCATGAGGGCGGACATGTACTGGTTCACTCCGGCGTGTATGCAGCAGACCCTGAAAATCAGATATCTCCGGAGGATGAGTCATCATTGATATGCTGCCGTCGTGGGAATATTGAGAGCTTTGGCACAGGAAATCAAACGCGAAGTGCTGCTGACTGGCGGGAGCATCATGCGGATTATTTTGCTGCCGCAATCGCCATGCCGAACGCGACCTTCGTGCCTGTTGTGAATCAGCTGTTAAGGGAACAAAACTTCTGGAAAGGGCAGATCGTTATGGGAAGGGATGAGGAATTGGATTACCTTGCGGAGTATCTCCTGCCGGAGTGTATCTCCGAGATTTACGGCGTTTCGAAGAAAGCGGCATTTATTAAGCTGAAGAAAGCCGGATTTGTGATGGATAAAAAGTCCCAAAACGGGTTAAAGGAACAAACGACTTTGTAAAGGGCGTTTTTTTACCCAATATTTACGCTGTTTTGCGTAAATTGCAGAATAAGGACAAGTTCTGCAGTAACGAGGTATTTTTTTGACATCTAATTACGCAGAACGGCGTATAAAGTAAAAATAAGAAAGGAGAAACCACTATGCAAAAAGTCATCAGATGTCCCGTGTGCAATGCCAGATTATTTGACTTAAAGTCCCAAGAAGTGGAACTGGTTATCAAATGTCCGCGTTGTAAAGAGATTTTGGAAGTCGCAAGATCTCCGGATAGTCCATATATAACTCTCGAAAATTCATACCGTGCAGCGGAGACGATGCAGACGAAGTAAGCATTTTACATCGGCCACTACCAAATAGCCGGATGATTGCCAAGAAATTGGCAGTTATCCGGCTATTTTTTTATTTCAAAAAGAAAAGGAGAAGAAAAATAATGAAAATCAAATATCAATTTGTCAATGAAACCGTGGAGATAGAGGTTGAAGAACATTGGGGAGAGCTTGTTCTGGAACTTGACTGTCAGGAATACAACTCCGACCGCAAACACAGCCGCCGCTACCCCATCGCTATTGATGCCGCTGATTATGAGGGCGAATGGTTCAGCGACGGAACGGATATTCTCGGTGATATCGTCCGTGAAGAGGACAATCAGTGTCTTCTTGAAGCTATTTCCAAACTGAATCCCGAACAACAGGACTTAATTCACACGGTATACGTCAGGAAAGAAAAAATCGTGAACATTGCTCGCAAGCAGGGTGTTACGGAAGGCGCTGTCCGGGACCGTCTGCGGAAGATTCATCGCAGGCTGAAAAAATTTTTAGATTAGGGGCTACGGTTTTATCTTTTCCGTGGCTATATAGTGAAGACATGAATAAATCGGTCTTCAGAAAGGAAGGTGAACGAGATGAAGCATAACCTGAAAATCAGCATTTGCAAGGAAGCACCGGGCGGAGGTATCGTCCGATGCAGGAATATCACCCTGCGGGAGAGGCTCCTTAAGCGATTATTCGGCGAAAAGCGAAAAGTGACGGTGATTGTTCCCGGGGACAGCGTTGAATGCGTGTCGATTCAGGAACTTGCGGAGGAGGTCAATTGATGAAGGGGTGTGACCAAAGGCGGTCTGCCGTAATGCCGATTAATGCCACACCGTATAAGCACCAGCAAGAGGCATTTGCTTTCGGACGCAGGATGTTCGGTCTGGACGGCGGTGATGTACTCAGCGGGGGAATCGCACTCTTAATGGAAATGGGTACCGGCAAGACCATCACCAGTATTGCTATCACTGGTGCACTGTATCAGACTGGAAGAATTCATAGGGTTTTGGTAGTTGCGCCGCTCTCCATTGTAGGCATATGGGAAGAGGAATTTGCCAAATTCGCAGACTTCGATTATATCCTCACCGTTCTAACAGGAAGCGGTGCGAAGAAGGCTGACACACTACGGCATATGCGAGCTGCTTCCCTGCAGGTGGCCGTGGTGAACTATGAATCAGCGTGGCGGCTGGAAAAAGAAATCCTTGCTTGGCGGCCTGATCTTGTGATTGCAGACGAGGGACATAAAATTAAGACCCATAATATCTCAGCAAGCAAGGCCATGCACCGGATCGGTGCAAAGGCAGCATACCGCTTGCTGCTTACCGGAACCGTCATCACAAACAAAGCCATTGACGTGTTCTCGCAGTACAAGTTCCTCAATCCGGCGATATTCGGACAGAGTTTCTATGTGTTCAGAAATCGTTACTTCGACATGACAGGTTACGGCGGCCACACTTCGGTGCTAAAACGCTCCATGGAGCGAGATTTAATGAAGCGGCTTCACAGTATTTCTTTTCGAGCGACTAAGGCCGAGTGCCTCGATCTGCCGGAGATCACCGATATCATGCGGACTGTGGAACTGGAACCTGCCGCTGCGAAAGTTTACCGTGACTTGGTGAAGGACTCCTATGCCGAACTTGGCGGGGGCGAGGTAACGGTCACGAACATCCTCACCCGTCTGCTCCGTTTGTCACAGCTTACAGGAGGATTTATCGGTGACGATGAAGGCAGTATGCCGATGCGGATCAGTACGGCGAAACAATCCGCTCTGGAGGACATTATTGAGGAGGTTCTTCAGGAAGGCAAAAAGCTGGTTATTATCTCACGGTTCATTCCGGAGATTAAGGCGATCGGCAAGTTGCTGGAAAAACGCTGTATTGATTATTCCTGTATTATGGGCGGTGTGAAAGATCGCGAGGAGCAGGTGTCGGCATTTCAAAACAATCCGGATGTACAGGTTTTTGTCGGGCAGATTGCCACGGCGGGGCTTGGAATCACCTTAACAGCCGCCAGTACTATGGTATTTTACTCCATGGACTACAGCATGAGCAATTTTGAACAGGCCAAAGCGCGCATCCACCGCGTTGGGCAGAAGGAAAACTGTACCTACATTTATCTTGTGGCCAAAGGCACAGTGGATGTGAAGGTATTAAAAGCACTTCGCAATAAAGCGGACTTGGCACGGATGCTGGTGGACGATTATCGGTGTGGTTTAAATCCGTTTAATGAATGACAAAAACGAGGTGAAGGGAATGAAAAAAATCAAGTGTAAAGTGTGCAAGACACGGTTCGCAGGAACGAAAGAAAACCTGTATCTTGCCACAGAGAAGACCGCCGTATTAGGGGCATTGACTACGCCTGCAAAGACGTTTGAGTGTTTTGACTGTCCTAAGTGTGGCTGTCAGAATGCAGTCAATACCCGGATGGCTGCAGTTGCAGAACCCGGTGATGATAAGGAGGAAGAAAACGATGGATAGCGAAAGAATGTTCGAACTTGCGGAGCTGCTGAAAAGCCTCCGTGATCAAAAGCAAGATACAGAGCGGCAGCTAAAGCAAATTAACGAGAAGATTGACGAGACCGACTATCGGCTGTCGGAGCTTATGGCCGAGAGCGAGACACAGAATTTCACCCGTGCCGGTGTTATGTTCTACCTGACCACCAAGACACGCGCATCGGTTGTGACCGGTTCCAAGGACGAACTATATGGCGCTTTGAAACAGCAGGGCTTCGGTGAGTTGGTATATGAGACGGTAAATCACAACAGTCTCAGCTCCTTTGTCAAAGAGCAGATGGAGGAGAACGGAGATGCATTACCCGACTGGCTCACCGGGCTGGTTAATGTATTTGACAAGACCTCGGTCGGAGTCAAGAAGGCATCTAAATAATAAAAATGGAGGTTACGAGTATGGCAAAGCAAAAAGGAACGGCGCTCACAGCGCAAAGCACCTACAATCAACTGGCAAATGTGAACATGGTCGAGATGATGGCCGAAGAATTGGACGGCCTGGATGCGGGCTTTGAACGGATCAGGATACCGTCTGCCGGAAGCACGGTGTTCGAGGTGCCCGGCGAAGACCCGGGCGACCCGGAAACCGTCAAGGAATTCTCGGCGGTCATCCTGTATCATCACCCGCTCTTCGCCTATTATAAGAGCAAATACACGGGCGGTAACAATCCGCCGGACTGCGGCAGTTTCGATGGTGTCACCGGCGAGGGCGACCCGGGAGGTGATTGTAAGTCCTGTAGGTTTAACAAATTCGGCACCGGTGAAAACGGTTCGAAGGCATGTAAGAATCGACGCAGGATTTATGTACTGAGGGAAGGCGAGATATTTCCGCTCCTACTCTCGCTGCCGACCGGCTCTTTGAAGGAGTTTACCCGATATCTCAAAAGGCTGTTATCAAAGGGCAGGAAATCAAACAGCGTGGTTACTCGTTTTTCGCTGAAGAAAGCCGCCAACAGCACCGGACTTGCCTATTCTCAGGCACAGTTCACGGTTGACCGTGTTCTTACGGCAGAGGAATCTGCACTTCTTGAGAAAATGTCGGGGCAGGTCAAAGGCTTCAGCAAGCAGATTTCTTTTGATTACGACAACGTGCCTGACGAGAATGCACAAGAGATAGCGGTTGATCCGGAAACCGGCGAGCTTATCGAACCGCTAAGATAATTATTAGCCTGTGCGGGAGTGTGATTTTAACCTCCCGACCGGGCGGATCGGAGGAAATTATGAGCTATACATGTGTGACAACACTTCAGGAAATACAGCAATATCTCGGCGGTGCTTCCCTTGCCGCATTCGATTTTGAAACCGCACCGGATGAACCTTACCGCAATGAAGAAAGGGCGTCCCTCGATGCCCATAAATCCCATATCGTTGGAATCAGCTTCTCGATTTCCGAGGACAGTGCCGTCTATGTTCCGCTTGCGCATCTGTCCGGTGAAAATGCCGTCGGGCAGGAGGTTCTGTGGCAATGGCTGATTGATTCTTTTTTCTGCAGCACCGAGATTATCAAGGCGGCGCATAACCTGAACTTCGAAGCGATGTTCCTTTATGCCAAAGGCATCATTATCCAGCAGCCGTGTTATGACACCATCGCCGCATCTCAGATGACACTTAAAAGCAATACAGCTTTTCGTAATTTGGGTGACAGCGGCTTAAAAACGCTCGTACCTGAATTGCTGGATACGGAACTGCCGAGTTTCAGCGATGTAACCGAAGGCCGCTCTTTTGACGAGCTTAACCCACAGGATGCGGAAACAGTGCGTTATGCCTGTGCCGACAGCGATTACACACTCCGGCTGTATCATCTGTTCAATAACTGGTTTGACCGCTACCTACCGAAGCACCGCCTTATCGTGGAGCAAATCGAATCGCCCACAGCGGTATATGCAGGTATTATGAAATATAACGGTCTGTTAATGGATGAAACGCTGATGCTGGAAAAGCAGAACGAGGCAGAAGTAAAGCTGGCACAGCTTCGGGAGGATATTACCTTTATGATTGGCGATGTAAATATCGGCGCAAATGCCGGCACCGTTGCTTTCAAGAAATATCTGTACGATGATTTGAAGCTGCCGGTGTTCAAGGTGACGGCGAAATATCAGGAAGCTATGGATGATGAAGTTTTAGTGCTTCTCAGGGAATGGTGTGAAACGAATCACCCGGATTTAGTGTCGCTGTTCAAACTGGTACAGGGCTACCGCCGCCGGGGAAAAATCAAATCCACCTATATCGACGGCTATATGCAGCATATCAATAGCGCTACCGGAAGGATACATCCGGACTTGTTTCCGCTTGGGACTGAAACCGGCAGATTTGCGGCACGAAAACCCAATCTTCAAAATATGCCAAGAGCCGGCGGCGACGACACCGGAGTCCGTAACTTCTTTGTGGCTCCGGAGGGAAAAGTTCTGCTTTCACTGGACTTCTCACAAATCGAACTGCGTGTCGGTGCATTCTACTGCCGTGACGAGAAAATGCTGGAAACCTACCGTATGGGCGGTGATATCCATGCGCAGACCACCTCAGTTATTTATCACATTCCCTTTGACGAGGCAGTCAATAAAGATGCTGAGAATTACAAAGAACGCCGCACCATTGCCAAGAACTGCAACTTTGGCACTTTCTTTGGTCTGTTCCCTAAAGGGCTGCAAAAAACGCTTAAGTTCAAGGCGGGACTGAACACGCCGCTCTCGGAGTGTGAAGCAATCATCGCTAACCTCAAGGCGGGGTATCCGGCACTGACCCGATGGCAGGAGGAAACCAAGAGCCGTGCTTCTTACCGGCAATATACTGAAACATGGCTCGGCAGACGGCGTTATCTGCCGAACATTACCTCGCAGGATTGGGGGAAGAAGTCCTTTGCCGAACGGTGCGCATTAAATACGCCTGTCCAGGGAACTGCCGCCGATATATTGAAGCTGGCACTCGGCAGGATTATTGCCGGTCTGCCCGACCGGATATGGATTAAGCCGTTGCTGCAGATACACGATGAGCTGGTGTTTGAACTGCCGGAGGATAAGGTGCCGGAAGCTCTGTCCTTTATCAAGAAGTGTATGGAAGAACGGCCATTCAGTGAATTTGATCTGCCAATCGTCGCAGAAGCGGCGGTCGGTATCCGTTTTGGAGAACTAAAAGAATTGGAGGATGAAGCTATATGAAAACAGGAAAAACATTACAGGATTTAGCGCGTGAGCTTGACCGTCTGTTTACTGCTATGCCTCGTGACATTTGGCAGACCATCAATGAGGGGTGCGCATATGAATAAATACAACAGTGAGGGTTATTACGACCCGACCGCTTATGAAGCGCTGACAGCAGTCGATCGTGAAACTGTCAGCAGGACTCCGGCCAGAAGAAAAATATACCGGCCGCTTGTGTTCATATGCTCACCGTTTGCGGGCGATGTGGAGCAAAATCTTGAAAACGCACGGCGATATTCAAAATATGCAGCAGAGCAAGGCGCGATCCCCTTCGCACCCCACCTCATCTTTCCGCAGTTCATGGATGATAACGATAAGTCGCAGCGTGACCTCGGTATATTCTTCGGGCTGGTACTGTTGGGTAAATGCGATGCGATGTGGGTATTCGGCGGCACTCTGTCACGGGGCATGAAGCTGGAAATTACCAAGGCACAAAAGCGTGGTCTGACGATCAAATTTTTTAACGGCAGATGTGAGGAGGTGCCGCCATATGCTTAATCTCAAAGTACTGGATATACCGATTGAAGAATTTCTGCGGCCGTTTTTCGATGCCGGAGAAACTGTCTGCCTCCGTGTTTTTGATGACCGCAAGACAGGAGCGTTCAAAGGCGCAAAGCTGGAATGCGAAGCCGGTAAGATTGCCTCTATGACGGACACTCTCAAGAAACATAACAAGCAGAAACGCGGCATCTATTTTGTCATTAATTACGGCGGCCACGAGGATATCGATATTACCCGAATCAATGCACAGTTTGTGGAGTGTGACAGCCTAAGTATTGAAGCACAGCTTGCGCAGATTGAAGCATTTCCGCTCCCGCCGTCGCTTATTGTAAAGACACAGAAATCTCTGCATTGCTACTGGCTGATAAAGGATGCGAAAGTTGAGAGTTTCCGCTGCGTTCAAAAGAGGCTGGTGGCACAGTTCAGCGGTGATCCGGCATGTGTCAATGAGAGCCGGGTGTTTCGCCTGCCCGGGTTTTATCATCACAAGGGCGATCCGGTCATGGTGGAATGCGTCAAATTCAATCCGGAACTGCGGTATACACAGACTGAGCTGGAAGCGGCACTGCCCGAGATTCCCGAAGGGGTGCAGGTAAAAGTGCCAACGCCGAAAGGTACTCGCAAGGGTCTGGCATTGATTGGCAGACGGTGTCTTTTTATTGCGCACTGCAAAGAGAATGCTAAGACGTTGTCGGAGCATGACTGGTACGCGATGATTACAAACCTTGCAGTGTTCGAGGACGGCGACCGTGCTATTCATACGCTCTCGAAGGTATATCCAAAGTATAAACATGCCGAGACGCAGGATAAAATCGCCCATTTTCTTGCATCCGGCACAAAACCTATGACCTGCTGCAAGATAGCCGAATCGGGATTCAAGTGTCCGAAATTGGATGACAGTTCCTGCTCCTGTAAGGCTCCCGCCGCTCTATGTTATAAAGCATTGACGGTTGAAGAATTGCGTGAGTTCTTAAATATGCAGGAAATCAAAGGTACAACACTTGACAATGTACAGACTGCGAGAGGTTTTGTTGCAGATTATCTGTATAATATTGAGCCGGTTATAGGCGAAACCTTTATTAACTACGAAATCAAAGGATATTTCAAACTGAAAATTTCGGACTTAAAACCTCTCCTGGCTCTGCATAGGGACATTTACAAGAAATATGCTGACAGCAAGGAAACCCGGCGCGAAACGGAAGGCTTTGAATTACCCGACTGGTATGAGCCGACCGAGCGCGGCGGTCTGCGTTTTCTGCCCGGTCTGCTTGCCAATCATATGGCAAAGACTGTCTATGCTTTTTACGGTGCAGGCAGCTATTTCTTTTATCAAAGCGGCGTGTATAACGCACAGGAAGACTTGGCAGCGCAGGCGAAGGTGCGGGAATACCTTATTTCGAGGTACTCGACCATGAATGCGATTATTGACAGCGTTGGACAATGGAGGATGCAAATCCGCAAGACTGTACGCGAGATAAATTGCAATCCGTTCATCGTCAATGTAAAAAACGGATTGTATAACGTGCTGGACGGCAGCTTTAAGCCTCACACGCCGGAGTATTATTCGACCGTGCAGATTAATGCGACTTATGATCCGACTGCGAAGTGTCCGCAATTCCTTGAGTTTTTGAACGGTATCCTTCATGACGAGGAGGCTTATCTGCTGCAGGAGATATTCGGGTATCTGCTCATTCCGGTCAATAAGGCACAAAAGTCATTTGTGTTCGTCGGTGCACCGAACGCCGGAAAAAGCACCCTGCTGTCGGTAGCACAGGAGATTCTGCTCGGCAGTGAAAATGTATCAAATATACCGTGGCAGAGCCTGTCCGACCGTTTTAAGACCGCTGAGCTGTTCGGCAAGCTGGCGAATATTTTCGCAGACTTACCGTCAAAGAGTATTGATGATAATGGTATGTTCAAAGCGCTCACCGGCGAGGATTATATTACTGGCGAGCGAAAAAACAAAGACCCGTTCAGCTTTCGGCCATATGCAAGGCTGCTGTTCTCATGCAATGAGATCCCGAAAAACTACAGTGACCGTTCGGACGGATTCTACCGCAGATTGATTATTATTCGTTTTGACCGCTCCGTTCCGAGCGGGAAACGTGATCCGAACCTGCGTGAGAAGCTGTCGGCAGAACGTGACGGCATTTTCATGTGGGCGCTTGACGGGCTTCGGCGGCTTATGGGCAACAGTTATTTATTTTCTGAGACTGAGCTGACAAAAGCCGAGATTTTACGGTATAAGGTGGAGAGCAATAGTGCGCTCATGTTTTTAGAGGAATGCTGTGAGATTGATGAAAAAGCCGAATGTATTCGTGAGGAACTGTTCCGGCACTACAGAGAGTATTGCAATAAAAACGGTATGAAACCTTTATCGCAGACGAATTTTAACAAGGATGTGGAATCGGCGGACGAGTGCATCAAGCGTGCCGCAGACAGGCTCGGCAAACGCCGTACTTGGCGGGGGCTGCGGCTGTGCGAATGATTTTTTGACGGATTTGGCAGGTTTTTTCTATTCCTTGCGCATAAAGCCAAGGATATGAAAAGCAGCTAAAAATAAAGAAAATATATAAAGGGTGTGGATTACTTGTAAAATCCGTAAATTTGTAAAGGAGTACGCTATGACAGAAAAAGACATTGTGACCGCAATTATGCGTTATTTAAAGACTGTGCCGGAGGCATTCTGCTGGAAAGAACATGGCGGGATGTATGGCACAGCCGGTTTACCGGATATCATCTGCTGTATCGGCGGCAAATTTGTCGCCTTCGAGGTGAAGACACCGTCCGGCAAACTGACAAAGCTTCAGGAGATCACGATTCAGAAAATTAAAGCTGCGAAAGGCGAAGCCTGCAAGGTCACAAGCGTCGGGGATGTGAAGACCATTCTTGATTCTTTGGAGGTACACGCTTATGACGATAGCTTGGATATATTTAGATAAAAAGACGGCTGCGATTGATGCACTGAAGGATTTCGCCGGTATGGAGCATATTATACAAAGCCATCCGGATAATCTGGAAGAGGTAAGGGAGAAAATGATTTCTATCCCCTCCGCTAACCTGACAGGTCTGTCGAAACAAAAGACTCCGAAAGCCGGTGAGACTAGGCTGGCAGCATCACTTGATGAGATTGACGTTCTTAAGGAGCGTTACCGAAGGGCACTGGAGTATATGGAGTGGTTTCGTCCGGCATGGGATACTTTGACTGAGGATGAGCAGTTTATCTTATCGGAGTTTTTCCTACAGGAAGATATCAGTAAAACTGAGGCAATCTTAAACCTTGGAGAGCATTTCCATCTTGAACGCGCACAGGTGTACAGGCGAAAAGACAAAGCTCTCGACCGTTTGACATTACTGCTTTACGGAAAATAAAATGAGATTTTTATGAGACGATTTTTGCTTTTACCTGAGATATACTGATAACATGTAAAAATATCAAAAGACACAGAAGCCTTTGGAGTAAATTGCTCCGGGGGTTTTTGTTTTGCCGGGAGGAAGATTTATGCCAAAGAAACCAAAGCGCCCGTGCAGTTATCCGGGTTGCCCAGCGCTGACAGATGATCGGTACTGCAATGCGCATCAGAAGCTGGTTGATCAGCAATATGAGAAGTATGACCGCGACCCTGCTGCACGCAAACGCTACGGCAGAACGTGGAAGCGTATCCGTGACCGCTACATTGCCGCCCACCCGCTTTGCGAAGAGTGCGGGAAGTCCGGTAAACTGATGCCTGCCGAGGAAGTCCACCACATCAAGCCGCTATCCAAAGGCGGTACCCACGCCGAGGGAAACCTCATGAGTTTGTGCACCTCCTGTCACTCGGAGATCACCGCACGAGAAGGCGGCCGCTGGCGGAGAAGATAATTTTCTCGCCGGAGGGAGGGGCGGTCAAAATCTCTACAGCTTTCACTCCGTGCAACGGGCGTGGGGTCACGCACACAAAAATTGCAGTTCAAACGGGGGATTAACCCCTGCCACTATTTCAGGAGGTGATGCGCGTGGCAAAAGACGGAACAAACAGGGGTGGCCGCCGCGTGCGTGCCGGTGATAAGCCGCTGCCATTGGCGGATAAAATTTCCGCGGGCAAGGCGGCGCAGGTGTTAGAGGTGACCATGCCGCCGGAAACAGTGCTGGAGGCGCCGGACTTGGAAGTCACATCGGATTTGCCCGGTGAGGATATGCCCGCGCCGAGCGATTATCTCAGCACTCGGCAGAAGGACGGTAAGCCGCTGGGCGCTGATGCGCTGTACATTGAAACATGGAAATGGCTCAAGGAACGTGGATGTGAGAAATTCGTCAATCCCCGGTTGATTGAAGCCTATGCCCAGGCATTTACCCGCTACATCCAGTGCGAAGAGGCGATCAGCATTTATGGTCTGTTGGGCAAGCACCCAACCACGGGCGGTGCGATCACCAGCCCGTTCGTACAGATGAGCCAGTCATTTCAAAAGCAAGCTAATCTCATCTGGTATGAGATTTTCGATATCGTAAAGCAAAACTGTACCACGGCTTTCGTAGGCAATCCGCAGGACGACATCATGGAGGCACTGCTCTCCGGAAGAAAGGGGCGATAAATTGTGAAAACTACAGAACGGTTTGAAAAAGTAAGTATTGATAAACTGGTGCCGTATGCCAGAAATGCCCGCACCCACAGCAAGGAGCAGGTGCTTCAGCTGAGGGCTTCCCTGCGGGAGTTCGGCTTTGTGAATCCTGTCATCGTGGATAAAGATTATAACATCATCGCTGGGCATGGTCGCATTCTCGCCGCCAAGGAGGAAGGTATCTCCGAAGTGCCGTGTGTGTTTGCCGAGCATCTGACGGAAGCGCAGAAAAAAGCATATATCCTCGCCGATAACCGTTTGGCTCTCAATGCCGGATGGGATGAGGAAATGCTGTCGGTGGAGATTGCCGATTTGCAGGGCGCGGATTTTGACCTTGCACTTCTCGGCTTTGATGATGCCGAACTTAACAAGCTGCTGACAACCGATGAAGATGTGCAGGATGATGATTTTGATGTGGACGGTGAACTGCAGAAGCCCGCCGTCACCCAGGCAGGTGACCTTTGGCTGCTGGGCAAGCACCGCCTGGTCTGCGGCGACAGCACCAAAGCCGAGACTTTCGATTTGCTGATGGACGGCAACCATGCCAATCTCGTAGTGACCGATCCCCCATACAATGTGAACTATGAGGGAACTGCAGGCAAAATCAAAAACGATAACATGGCTGACGAAAAGTTCTACACCTTTTTGCTGGATGCTTTCACCCTCACCGAAAAGGCTATGGCGAAGGATGCCAGCATCTATGTGTTCCACGCCGACACCGAAGGGCTGAACTTCCGCAGGGCGTTTTCTGATGCCGGGTTCTATCTCTCCGGCACTTGCATCTGGAAAAAGCAGTCGCTGGTGCTGGGGCGTTCGCCTTACCAATGGCAGCATGAGCCGGTTCTGTTCGGCTGGAAGAAATCCGGCAAGCACGCCTGGTACTCCGACCGTAAGCAGTCCACCATCTGGGAATTTGATAAACCACGCAAAAACGGTGACCATCCGACCATGAAGCCGGTGCCTTTGGTGGCATATCCCATCACCAATTCCAGCATGACCTGCTGCATCGTGCTTGACCCCTTCGGCGGTTCCGGTTCTACTCTCATTGCCTGTGAGCAAACTGACCGGGTGTGCTGCACGGTGGAGCTGGATGAAAAATACTGCGATGTGATAGTGAAGCGGTATATCGAACAGTCCGGTGCGGATGGTGTGTATCTTGTTCGTGGCAGTGAAAAAACCGAATATGCTAAAGTGCCGGGGGTGACCAGTGATGAGTAAAACATTGACCCTCGGTTCATTATTTGACGGCTCCGGCGGTTTTCCGCTTGGAGCCGTTTTAAATGGCATCAGGCCACTATGGGCATCGGAAATCGAACCGTTCCCCATCCGAGTGACTACCAAGCGACTGCCGCAGGTGAAACACCTGGGTGACATCTCCGCCATCAACGGCGGGGAGATTGAACCGGTGGACATTATCACCTTCGGCAGCCCGTGTACCAACCTCTCGGTTGCCGGGAAGCGTGAAGGCTTGGTCGGCGAGCAGTCCTCGCTGTTTTTTGAAGCCGTGAGAATCATAAAAGAAATGAGGTGTGCGACCAATGGGCAATATCCAAGGTGTATCTGCTGGGAGAATGTCCCCGGCGCCTATTCCAGTAACAAGGGAAAAGACTTCCGGCAAGTCCTTACCGAAATCGCAAAAATCAAAGATGAAGCCGCTGCTATTCCTATGCCTGAAAAAGACAGATGGCTTACAGCAGGCGAAATTGTGGGAGATGGTTTCTCCCTTGCCTGGCGTACTTTTGACGCGCAATTTTGGGGAGTCGCCCAGCGTAGGCGTCGTTGTTACCTTGTCGCAGATTTTGCAGGCGAATGTGCCGGAAAAGTATTATTTGAGTTCGAACGCCTGTCAGGGTATACTCCGCAGGGCTTCGGCACGGGGCAAGGAACTGCCGGAGGTGCTGCAAATCGCGCTGGAGACACAGGCGGCTGCACGGTTCTGAACGACCAGGGCGGCAACCGGATGGATGTGACCGATGATGTAACCTGCACCCTGCGTGCGGAGGCGCATCATCCGCCCTGCGTGGTGGAAGCCAGCGGCTTCTGCACTGAACACAGCGCCCAGAGCCGAGGTGTGGGATTTGAAAAAGAGAAAAGTCCTACGCTCCGTGCTGGTGTTGTTCCGGGTGTAGCCATTGAAAACCATCTCGCCGACAGCCGCATGAAAATCAATGAGGACGGTATCGTGCAGACCCTTTCCGGTCGCATGGGTACCGGCGGGAACAACGTACCGCTCACTTTGAAAATCCGCTCCGGCTGTGAGGGCGGAGGTAAGGGTGCGCTGATTCAGGAGGATCAATCGGCTACACTTTCCACTATCAACGACCAGTCGGTGTTCGTTCCCTTCCGCAAAGGCACCCGCCCGCACAATAAGGATGAGGGGCAGAAATGGGAACAGGCGGAAACCGCCAATACCCTGAATACCTTTGATACCGGTGAGAACCGCTGCAACGAACTGGCGGTGAAAGCCTACGGCATCTGCTCCCAAGCCAGCAACGCTATGCAGTCGGATAATCCCCACAGCGGCATCTATGAAGCCGACACCGCCAGAACGCTAGATGCTGGTGGAGGCAATCCCACCTGCAACCAGGGCGGCATTGCTGTATGCGTTCAAGGCTCGATGATCGGGCGTGAGGAAAAGAACGGTCCTAAGGGCAGCGGCGTTAATGAGGAAACAGCGTTCACTCTCAATACTGCCGACCGTCATGCAGTTGCTTATGCCATGACCACTGGTAGCTACACCGAGATACACAAGGAAAAAACCGCAACTCTTATGGCAAGGGATTACAAAGACCCGCAGGTCGTAAATAAGCCAGAATATTTTGTCCGCAGGCTGACCCCGACCGAATGTGCCTTACTGCAAGGTTTCCCTGCTGATTGGTGTGCCGGACTTGGAACACCGGAGCCGGCTGAGGAGGAAATCTCGTTCTGGACGGAGGTATTTGATACCTACGCTTGGATTAATAGTAAAAAACCCAAGACACGGAATCAGATCATCAAGTGGCTGCAAAACCCCCATACCGATTCGGCTGAATACAAAATGTGGGGAAATGGTGTCGCACTTCCATGTGTCTGTTTTGTTATGGCAGGGATTGCGTATTTTACACAATCAGAAAGCACAGATAAGCCTTGATATTTGGTGGTTATATTCCTTGAAATCGCTTGCTATTATCACGCTTTAGAGCGAATATGTGACTACCAGAAAAAAAGTAGGAGGATTTCACTATGGAGATTAATTTCAATGTTACCGGAAACGAGAGAAAAACGTTGGTTACGGCTATGGGCGAGATTTTGGAAATCAAGCCAAAGTACCTCGGAATGCCGAGTGCTGCTTATTCGGTTGGCGGATTCACGGTTGACAAACACAGTACGGTTTCTTTTGATGATGAGGCAGATGCAGAAAAAATAGAGACTTTGCTTGAACAGCTTGCAGACAGAGGCATTGCCGCAGGCTCAGAGGAAGTCAGGGTGCAGTGGCTTTCCGCAAGGGAGCGGGAACTGCAGGAACAACCAGAATCAACCGCAATCGAAGGATTGATCATTGAAATGCCAAGGGACGATTTTACCGACATTGCTATTGAAAACCTCAAAAAGCTGGTTACCAGCAAAGCAGCTTTGATTAAAAAGGCACTTGGGGTGGATAACTTGCCGATTGAGGTAGCCGAGGATAAGGTTTGCTTTCCCTGGTTTCATCCGCAGGGTGATGCGGCATTGGTAAGAGCCTACACCAAATTCGTCACTGCACTTTGCAACACGGCTAAGGAACAAAAGCGCGTCACTGCCAAGGAAAAGCCAGTGGACAACGAAAAGTACTCATTCCGCTGTTTCCTGCTCCGGCTGGGGTTCATCGGTGAGGACTACAAAGCAGACCGAAAAATCCTGCTCCGCAACCTTTCCGGCAACAGCAGCTTTAAGAGCGGCAGCCGGAAAGCGCAGGATGAGGAAATTCCGGCAGAGACGGTTTCGGAGGATTTGGCAGAGGCTCTGGCCGATACCGCTTTGATCCATGCGGTCAACGCATCTTTCGAGGAGGGTACAGATGAATAACTTTCCTTCAAGAGAAATCGTCCGGCACGTCCGCAAACAGTATCCTGTCGGCACAAGGGTGGAACTGGTGCGAATGGAGGATGCCCAGGCTCCTCCCCTTGGCACACTTGGAACCGTCCGAGGGGTGGATGACACCGCTTCGCTATTAGTGCGATGGGATAACGGCAGTGGATTGAACGTGGTCTACGGTGAGGATATTGTCCGCAAGATAGGCACGGAGACCAATGCCAATGATTAGCCCTAACCCACTAAATAAGGCATATGCTGACCATAATATACACAATATCCTCCGCAAATGATTGTGTAGTAATCGTATTGCTATTATCTGCGAAAAGAGCGAATATGTACACACCGAAAGGGAAACAAATCGAAGCGGAGGAAAAAAACATGACAAATTATGAAAAATTCGTAGCGGAACTTGAGAAACTGAGTGTGAAATATGGGGTGGTGATTCAATCGGTCGGCGGAGTGGACATTTACGATGAAAAACTTAAAAAGGTAGAATATGACTGCGATGAAACATCCGGCGACCTGATACCGCTTACGGTAGAATAAGGGAACAGATTAGAAGGGCTTCTGCGGAGGCTCTTTTCCTTTCCCATAGTGGAAAATGAGCTGCCGCTGTCAGCAGAGGCAGCCATAAAATACACAATTCCAGGCTTGTCGAAGATGCAGCAAGACTTACCGCTGAACTTAGCAAGATCGAAGAGCTTTTCTAAAAACCGAATATCGGGGGAACGGAAGCCGGACGGCTTCTGTATCTTGTACAAATAGATTTGACGGCTTACCATTGGCAGGTCATTGTTTATGCAGTTAGGAGGTGTCAGCCGCAATGCGAAAATTGAAAAAATATAGACCCACGTCCTTCATGTCGGCTGATTCGGCCTACGACCAAGCCGCCGCCGACTATGCCGTGGCGTTCATTCAGGCACTGTCCCACACCAAGGGACGCTGGGCGGGAAAGCCATTCGCCCTCATCGACTGGCAGGAACAGATCATCCGTGATGTGTTCGGTATCCTCAAGCCCAACGGCTACCGCCAGTTCAACACGGCATATATCGAAATTCCCAAGAAGCAAGGCAAGTCAGAGCTTGCGGCGGCGGTTGCATTACTTCTCACCTGCGGCGATGGTGAAGAACGTGCCGAGGTGTATGGCTGTGCCGCAGACCGGCAGCAGGCCAGCATTGTCTTTGAGGTGGCCGCTGACATGGTGCGGATGTGTCCGGCATTATCCCGACGGGTGAAAATCCTTGCTTCTACCAAGCGGATTATTTATCTTCCCACCAACAGCTTCTACCAGGTGCTTTCAGCTGAGGCTTACTCTAAGCACGGTTTTAATATACACGGCGTGGTGTTCGATGAGCTCCACACCCAGCCGAACCGAAAGCTGTTTGATGTTATGACCAAGGGCTCCGGCGACGCCAGAACCCAGCCGCTGTATTTCCTCATCACCACTGCAGGCAGCGACACCAACAGCATCTGCTATGAGACCCACCAAAAGGCACTGGATATTTTACAGGGGCGCAAGCACGATTCCACCTTCTATCCAATTATCTACGGTGCGAAAGAAGATGAGGACTGGACTGACCCCAAGGTATGGAAGAAAGCGAATCCCTCGCTGGGCATCACGGTGGGTATGGATAAGGTCAAAGCAGCCTGTGATTCAGCAAAACAGAATCCCGCCGAGGAGAACAGCTTCCGCCAGCTTCGCTTAAATCAATGGGTAAAGCAGGCTGTCCGCTGGATGCCCATGGCAAAGTGGGATGCCTGTGCATTTCCAGTTTCATCGGAATCACTGGAAGGGCGTGTCTGCTACGGTGGATTGGATTTATCCTCTACCACGGACATCACAGCCTTTGTGCTGGTATTCCCGCCGGAGGATGAAATGGATAAGTTTCAAATCCTGCCTTTCTTCTGGATGCCGGAGGACAATATCGATCTTCGTGTCCGCCGTGACCATGTGCAGTATGACCTTTGGGAAAAGCAAGAGTTTCTGCTGACCACCGAGGGAAATGTAGTACATTACGGCTACATTGAAAAATTTATAGAGAACTTGGGCGAGCGGTTCAACATCCGTGAGATCGCCTTTGACCGCTGGGGTGCCGTGCAGATGGTGCAGAATCTTGAGGGGCTGGGATTCACTGTTGTTCCCTTCGGCCAGGGGTTCAAGGATATGTCGCCGCCGACCAAGGAACTGATGAAGCTGACACTGGAGGAAAAACTCGCCCACGGCGGGCATCCGGTGCTGCGGTGGATGATGGACAATATTTTCATCAAGAGCGATCCGGCTGGCAACATCAAGCCGGATAAGGAAAAGTCTACAGAAAAAATCGACGGCGCTGTCGCCGCCATCATGGCGCTTGACCGTGCTATCCGCTGCGGAAATGGCAGCAGCGAGAGTGTTTACAGTGAAAGGGGGTTACTGATACTTTAAAAGTTTATTATTCGGTGGTATAATTAAGAAAATTATGATAATCAGATAGTAGTATTTTGGATTATTGGTACAGTTTTCAGATAATCCTTGGAGGCAAAAAATGAAGAATAGCAAAGTAAAAACTTTATCACATATGATCAGCATGTTAATAGTTATCCAGATTCTTTTGTTTTGTATAGAACGATTTATCTTTATTTTTGTCCGGAGAACGAATTTTTCGGACCACATTGCTTCAATGATTGGAATGATTGTTCTTACAATTTTGTTCATTATATTTGCAAGGAAGAAAAAGGTGTCTTTATCCGTATTTCCTGGACATTTCGGCAAATTTTATATCATAGGAACAAGTGCAGCGGTCATTTTATTTGTGGCGACACCGTCTAATTATTTAGACGGATTTCAGGCAATCATACTACTTTTTTACAGCAGCGTTGTGACACCGATATTTGAGGAATTGATATTCCGAGGATATATTTGGAATAAACTCAACACCATTTTTGACAAAGAATGGATAACCTATGTAGTATCCACCGTACTGTTTGGCCTTTGGCATTTGGGGTATATTGAGGCCGTTGCTTTTAGAACCGAAACCGGACTTGCAGCTGCCATGTTGTGGAAAGTTATTACAGGTTTGTGTTTCGGAGTTGTTTTGGGTGCTGTGCGTCTTAAAACAAAAAACAGTTATTCGGCAATGCTTCTGCATGGGGTGATGAACATTTTTGGACGGTAAGGATTGCAGCTGATGGGCTAATATTGTTGATATACTTAATAGCATAATCCCGTGTGCTGACGATTTCAACCTATGGCACGGAAAATAATTTTACAATTGTAACCTAAAGCATCTGGAAACAGGTGCTTTTTTCGCACCCAATTTTAAGGAGGATAATACCAATGAACATATTTTCAGGTCTGTTTCGGTCACGTGATAAACCGCAAAACAAGGTGGGCAGTTCGTTCAGTTTTCTCTTTGGCGGCACATCATCCGGCAAATCAGTAAATGAAAGTACAGCCATGCAAACCACGGCAGTATACGCCTGTGTCCGGATACTGGCCGAGTCCGTTGCGGGACTGCCTGTTCACATTTATAAATACAGAGACGATGGCGGTCAGGAAAAAGTCATTGACCACCCGTTATATTACCTGCTCCACGACGAGCCAAACCCTGAGATGACTTCCTTTGTGTTTCGAGAAACACTGATGAGTCATCTTCTTTTATGGGGCAATGCTTATGCACAGATTATCCGCGACGGCCGTGGAAATGCCCTCGCCCTCTATCCTCTGTTACCAAACCGAATGGAAGTGGATCGGGCGGCAAACGGTGAGATTTTCTATACTTACCGTCGTGATAGCAAAGAGAGCCGCATTAATACATCCAGCGGTACAGTCATATTGCCGGGCGATGAGGTACTGCATATACCCGGACTTGGCTTTGACGGGTTAGTGGGCTACTCACCGATTGCGATGGCAAAAAACGCTGTTGGTATGGCAATGGCTACCGAAGAATATGGCGCATCATTCTTTGCCAACGGTGCTGCTCCGGGCGGTGTGTTGGAACACCCGGGCGTTGTCAAAGATCCGCAGCGAGTAAAGGATAGCTGGAACAGCGTATATCAGGGCAGTAATAAGGCACACAAAATCGCAGTTTTGGAAGAAGGAATGAAATATCAGACCATCGGTATCTCCCCGGAGCAGGCGCAATTTTTAGAAACGCGTAAATTTCAGATTAACGAAATCGCCCGGATTTTCAGGGTGCCGCCGCATATGGTCGGGGATTTGGAAAAGTCCAGTTTCTCAAACATCGAACAGCAATCCCTGGAGTTCGTTAAATATACGCTTGATCCGTGGGTTGTCCGGTGGGAACAGGCTTTGCAGCAAGCCCTCATACTTCCGTCTGAAAAAGGCGATTATTTTGTGAGGTTTAATCTCGACGGTTTGCTGCGCGGCGACTATGCCAGTCGGATGACCGGCTATTCCACCGCCCGGCAGAACGGTTGGATGAGCACCAACGATATCAGGGAACTGGAAAACATGAACCGGATTCCCGCCGAGGAAGGGGGCGACCTGTATCTTGTGAATGGCAACATGACCAAGCTGGCGGACGCCGGAGCGTTTGCGGCAAAGAATGAAGGAGGAAACTAAATGAGGAAATTTTGGAACTTTACTTCCGCGGGGGAGGAAGATATACTGCGGATTGACGGGTATATTGCAGAAACGTCGTGGTTTGATGATGACGTAACGCCGAAACAATTCGCTTCGGAACTTGAAACCATCGAAGGCGATTTAATCGTTTGGATTAATTCCGGAGGCGGCGATTGCTTTGCGGCCAGTCAGATTTACACCATGCTGAAGGAGCATAACGGTAAAATTACCGTCAAGGTAGACGGCCTTGCGGCCAGCGCCGCCTCGGTTATTGCCATGGCAGGCGACAAGGTGCTGATGTCACCCACATCTATGATGATGATTCATAATCCGGCATCTTTGATTTTTGGTGAGGTACAGGATTTGGAACAGGGCATCGAAATGCTGAACGAGGTCAAAGAGTCCATAATCAACAGTTATGAGTTGAAAACCGGACTCTCGCGTACCAAGCTGGCACACATGATGGATTCAGAAACTTGGATGAGTACAAAGAAAGCAGTCGACCTTGGCTTCGCGGACTCTATGCTGTTTGATGAAGAGGCAGAAGAGCCCGCCGAAGACGCATCACCATTTATGTGGAACAGCAGATCAATGGTTGTGGCAACTGTAAATGCCATGCGAAAAAAGCTGCCTAAGAAACAGGCAGAGCAAAAACCCACAGGTACCCCGATTGAGTCGCTGGAAAAGCGGCTCTCTTTAATTTCTCACTAAATTTTTAAGGAGGACAATATAATGAGTAAAATTCTTGAACTGCGCGAGAAGCGCGCGAAAGCATGGGATGCGGCTAAAGCCTTCCTTGACAGCAACCGCAGCGACAATGGGCTGTTATCAGGCGAGGACACTGCAGTCTATGAAAAGATGGAAACCGAGGTTGTCAATCTCGGTAAAGAAATCGACCGGTTGGAGCGTCAGACAGCTATTGATTTGGAGCTTTCCAGACCAGTCAATACTCCGATCACCAATAAACCTACTCCCGGCACCGGCGGAGAAAAGAACGGCAGGGCATCTGATGAATATAAAAAGGCATTTTGGAACGCCATGCGCGGCAGGAATATTGCCGGAGTGCAAAACGCGCTTCAGATCGGAACCGACAGCGAGGGCGGCTATCTTGCACCGGATGAATTTGAGGGGCGGCTTGTTGAGGAGCTGGAGGAAGAAAATATCTTCAGGCAGTATGCCACAGTAATCAACACTTCAAGCGGCGATCGCAAAATTTCCGTCGTGGCTGCAAGAGGTACTGCTTCTTGGGTTGATGAGGAAGGTGCAATCCCCGACAGCGATGACGGATTTGGTCAGGTGTCTCTCAGCGCATATAAACTGGCGACCATGATTAAGGTTAGTGAAGAACTGATTAATGATAGTGTCTTTAATCTTGAAGACTATATCTCGCGTGGGTTTGCCCGACGCATCGGAAATAAGGAAGAGGAAGCCTTCATTATCGGGGACGGCTCCGGCAAGCCAACCGGTATTCTTGCCGATACAGGGGGCGGTCAGGTCGGTGTAACTGCGGCAGGTGCAGCAGCGATTACGCTGGATGAGGTGCTGGATTTGTATTACAGTCTAAAATCGCCCTACCGAACAAACGCAGTGTTTGTGACGAACGATGCGACCGTAAAAGCTATCCGTAAATTAAAGGACGCCACCGGACAGTATCTGTGGCAACCTTCCATCAAGGACGCCACACCGGATACTATTCTCAACCGTCCGCTGCTTACTTCATCGTATATGCCGATTATCGGAGCGGGGGCAAAAACCGTCGCCTTTGGTGATTTAAGCTATTACTGGATTGCCGATAGAGAAGGCAGGGCATTCAAACGGCTGAATGAACTTTATGCCGCAAATGGTCAGGTCGGTTTCATGGCTACGCAGCGTGTGGACGGTAAGCTGACGTTGGCTGAAGCGGTAAAAATCCTGCAGCAAAAATCATAAACGGAGGTGTTGGCGGTATGAGTGAGCTTTTGCTGAAGGTTAAAGCAAACCTTATATTAGAGCATGACAAAGATGATGATTTGTTGGAGGGATTTATCGGTGCGGCTGTGTCTTATGCAGAAAGTTACCAGCATGTCTTAGAAGGATACTATAGAGAAAATGCCATGCCGCCGACCACCGAACAGGCCGTTATTATGCTGTCGAGCCATTTCTATGAAAGCAGGGACGGCTCGACAGGCGGTTTTTTTGCGGATAATGTACAGGCGGGACAGCAAGTATGGAATACGGTTAATATGCTCCTACGACTTGATCGTAATTGGAAAGTGTGACCTATGAGTTATGGAAAAATGAATGTCTTTATTGAAATTATTACTGCCAAGCCAGTGAAGGATGACGAGGGTTTTACAAATACCGGTGACACAATACTTGCCGGTGTCCGAGCTTACAAAGAAGAACGCCACGGTAACGAAAAATGGGCTAACAGGGCGGCATTTTCAACAGCGTCCGCTCTGTTTCGATTTCGTAAAATACCAGATTTAAAAATCGATACGTCTCTGTTTCTTGTTTGTGCTGATACCCGGTATCGCATTTTAAGTGTCGAAGATGTAAAAGGACGCGGTATGTATATTGAAGTTTTAGCGGAAAAGCTGGAGCCGACTGTGAGGTGAAAAGCGGGACTCCCCAGAAAGTCGTCAGGATTTTTAGGGAAGAAGAAAAGTCTCGGAATAGACAGCCTTTTGCCGTTTACGGCAGAAGCGATGAGTGGAGGTGACTTTGACGTGGCAAAAGTTGATGTGAAAATGCCGGAGGAATTTCTGCCGAAGATTTCCAGGCTGGGCGATCAAACCGATACAATTATTCCAAAGGTACTGCAGGCCGGGGGCGAAGTTGTGCTGGCAAAAGTAAAAAGTAATCTGCAGGCTGCTGTCGGTAAGGGAATAAAGGCTAAAACCCGATCCACCGGCGAGTTGGTGTCCGCATTGGGTGTTACCACGGCCAAGCAGGACAGGAACGGCAATTACAATATTAAGATAGGTTTTGCGGAGCCGCGCTCCGACGGCGGCAGTAATGCTAAGATTGCCAATATCCTCGAACACGGCAAACACGGTCAGCCGGCAAAGCCATTTTTAAAACCGGCAAAATCAGCTTCAAAAGAACAGTGCGAAGAGGCAATGAAATCAAAACTGGAGGAGGAAATCAGCAAATTATGAGTATTTTAAAGGAACTGAACACGACGCTGGATTCACTCGGCATTTCAGTTGAAACCGGTGTATTTACCGGCAAGGCTCCGGACGAATACATCGTTATTACTCCTATGAGTGACTTATTTAACGTATATGCCGATAATCAACCGCAGTTTGAAACGCAGGAGGCACGCCTTTCACTTTTTTCTAAAAGCAATTACCAGAAACTTAAAAATCAAATAGTAAGAGCGCTGCTCGCTGCGGATATCACAATAACCGACAGACGGTATATCGGGCATGAGGACGATACCGGCTATCATCATTACGCCATTGATACGGCGAAAGAATATGAAAGGAAGGAGGAATAAACGATGGCAACGATAGGTCTTGATAAGCTGTACTATTCCAAAATAACCGAAGGTGAAAATGGGGATGAAACTTACGGCACCCCTATTATGCTGGCAAAAGCAATCTCCGCTTCACTTTCGGTCGAACTTGCGGAAGCGACGCTCTATGCTGACGACGGCGCTGCCGAAATTATCAAGGAATTTAAAAACGGGAAACTATCTCTCGGTGTGGATGATATAGGGCGAAAGGCTGCCGAGGAATTAACCGGTTCAACCGCCGATGAAAACGGAGTGTTGATTTCTGCCAGTGAGGATGGCGGCGATTCTGTAGCCATTGGATTCCGGGCAAAAAAGGCCAACGGCAAGTACCGTTATTTCTGGCTCTACCGCGTAAAATTTGGTGTGCCAAGCACCGAGCTTGCTACCAAAGGCGACAGTATCACTTTTTCCACACCGACTATTGAAGGCACGGTGTCGCGCCGGAATAAACTGGACGGTAACGGCAAACACCCATGGAAAGCTGAAGTTAATGCGGATGATCAGGGCGTTACCGCAGAGACTATTTCAACTTGGTATACAAAAGTATATGAACCGGTTTATAGCGGGGGCGGGAGTTAATGAATTATCTTTTCCGATATGACTATACCACAGATGCCATTCCTGAAATTATTGACACATTATCCTGCTTCGAAACAGGGTTTGCGTCTTTCCGGTTCAGTGACAGATGTGCGTTTATGGACGACTGGCTGCTTTACCATGCAATAGCGGCTCCGGCAGGAATCTCTCCGGTTATCCATATTGTGGGAAACACAGCGAAAGTTGGCTTTAATGGTTATTCATCCCCTGCTGCTCCCGGAGCCTATCGTTAAAGACAGCCAGCACCAATTGTCGGTTACTAACACTATCTCAATTCAAGATTAGGGAGGTTTTTTAGATGGATAATGAAAGAAGTACCATCATCATTGTTGGTGATGTGGAATTTGAATTGATACTTACCACCCGAGCTACCAAGGAAATCGCCGGGCGATATGGAGGACTTGAACATCTCGGAGATAAGTTGATGAAGTCAGAAAATTTTGAAATGGCACTGGACGAAATTGTGTGGCTGATTACCCTGCTGGCGAATCAGTCAATTTTAATTCACAATTTAAAAAATAAAGATAAGCCAAAGCTGCTGCTGGAGGAAGAAGCGGTGGAACTGCTTACTTCGCCGTTTGAATTGGCGGCATATAAAAGCGCTATCACCGAAGCAATGTTTAAAGGAACAAAACGAAATATTGAAAGTGAGGAAAGCGTCTCCGAAGGAGCCGCATCAAAAAACGCGGAAGTCGGGTGAACGACGATGAATTGTTCACCCGGCTTCTATATTATGGCACTGTACAGCTGGGACGAAGCGAGGAAGAGACGTGGCTTACCCCACTTGGTCTTTTGATGGATTTATGGGAATGCCATAAACAATTCTTAGGGATTTCCAAACCCAGGCGAGAGGTGTATATCGATGAGATTATTCCGGATGGGATTTAATTTTTAATGAAGGGAGGCGGTGATTTTGGCGGATAATTTTGGTTTGAAAATCGGGGTTGAGGGTGAAAAAGAGTTTAAAAATGCCCTGCGTGATATTAACCAATCATTCAAGGTGCTTGGTTCGGAGATGAGCCTTGTTTCCTCAGAATTTGATAAAAACGATAAATCAATACAGGCACTTTCTGCGCGCAATACGGTATTGAATAAAGAAATCGATATGCAAAAGGAAAAAATCGCTGTATTAAAGGATGCCCTTGACAATGCCTCCGCTTCCTTTGGTGAAAACGATAAACGCACGAAAAACTGGCAGATTCAGTTAAACAAGGCCGAGGCAGGGCTTGCCGGGATGGAAAAGGAACTGAAAAACAATAATTCCGCACTGATGTCCAACGCTGACCGTTACGACGCATTGAGTAAAGAAATCGACGAGACGGTCAAAGAATATATCAAAGTCAAAAAAGAGTACGGTGAAAACAGCACGGAGGCCAAAGCACTGGAAGCCCGGCTTAAAGATTTGGCAGGCGAGCAGCGGGAGGCAGGCAAAGCCGCCGATGAAGAAGAAAAACAGGTCGGGGAAGTCACAAAATCATTAGATCAGTATAAACGCGGTACGAAAGATGCCGCCGATGAAACGGAAAAAGCGGAAAGTAAGTTTGCAGCGGTTGGCGAAGCCTTAAAAACTACTGCGAAAGTCATCGCAGGTGTGGTAACTGCCGTCGGAACGGCTGCTGCCGCCGTAGGCGCAGGGATGTTCAAGATGGCGGAGTCGGCTGCCGCTACAGGCAAAGAAATCAATAATACTTCGCAAAAGCTGGGGCTGTCCCGTGAAGGTTTTCAGGAATGGGAATATATCCTCAAAAAGAGCGGCACCAGCATTGATATCATGGGGACAGGTATGAAAACCCTTCAGAAAACAATGGGAGGATTAACTGAGGACGGCGACAGTGCATCAAAGGCATTTGCGGATATTGGTATAAAATTTGATGAGATAAAAGGGAAAACCCCCGAGGAAGCATTAAATATGACCATCAAGGCACTGCAGGATATGCCCGCAGGCGCAGACAGAACTGCCGCCGCTCTTAAATTATTCGGTAAGGGTGCGATGGAGCTGCAGCCCCTTCTTAACAAGACCTCCGAGGAAACGGACGCTTTGCGGCAGCGGGCGCACGATTTAGGATTGATTATGAGCGAAGAACAGGTGGATGCCGCCGGTAAACTCAACAGCGCTATGGGCAGAGCCAAGGATACCGTCTCGGGAATGAAGATGCAGATATCGAACGCCCTTCTGCCTGCCTTTGCTGACGGGATATCGGCATTTTTAGACTTTGCTCAGGGAGCCGAGGGCGGCGAGGAAAAAATGAAATCCGCTGTGGATAACATGGTGCAGGCCATCACTGTGACCATTCCTCAGATGGTAGAAAAAGGAGCAGAGATGATTTCCGCACTTGTCACAGGGATTTCACAGGCATTACCCGGTATCGTGGGAGCCATTTCGGATGCTTTGCCGCAGATTATCGGTGTGATTACGGAAATGGTGCCGAAACTGGTGGCAGTTATCATGGAAGCCCTGCCCATTATCGTAAGTGCGCTGTTAACGGCGCTGCCTATGCTGGCGGATGCGGCTGTGCAGATAATCCTTGCACTGGTGAATGGTCTGTCGGGAATGCTCCCGCAGCTTATCCCCGTGGCAATTGACGCAATCAAGTCCATTGTGGAAGGATTAATTCAAAACCTGTCACCCTTGTTGGATGCAGCTTTAGAACTCATTCTTGCCTTGGCAGACGGCATTTTGACCGCCATTCCCTCACTGGTAGAAGCCTTGCCTGCCATCATTATCGCACTGGTGGACTTCATCATTGAGGCGATTCCGCAGATTATTGAAGCGGGGATTCAATTACTGACTTCTTTAGTGGAGGCACTGCCGACCATCATTACAGCAATTGTTGAGGCGATTCCATTAATCATAAATGGGATATTGACCGCACTGACCGAAAATCTGCCGCTTATAGTCCAAGCCGGAATTGATCTGCTGACTGCGCTGGTGGATGCCCTGCCGGAGATTATTGAAGCGATTGTAGTCGCCTTGCCGGAAATCATAGACGGTATACTCACAGCAATTTTAGACGCCATCCCTCTTTTGATAGACGCAGGGATTCAACTTCTGGTGTCGCTGGTGGATGCCCTGCCGGAAATTATCACTGCGATTGTGGAGGCAATTCCGCAGATTATTGACGGGATTATCACAGCGGTTATTGACGCAGTCCCGCTGTTGATAGAGGCAGGAATTAAACTGATTATTTCACTTGTTCAGGCATTGCCGCAAATAATAACCACCATAGTGGAAGCTATTCCGAAGATTATCAGCGGTATTATAAATGCATTGGTCGGGAACATCGATAAAATCATCATGGCAGGCGTTCAGTTATTCGTTTCCCTGATAGAGAATCTGCCGACCATTATTGTAGAAATCGTCAAAGCGATACCGCAAATCATAAAGGGGCTGGTTGACGCCATTATCGGCTTCGTACCAAAACTCGCAGAAACAGGATTAAACCTAATCAAAGGATTGTGGCAGGGAATTTCTGACGCAGGCGCATGGCTGTGGGATAAAATCTCCGGCTTCTTCGGTGGTGTTGTAGATAAGATTAAGAATTTCTTTGGTATACACTCACCATCGACACTGTTCGCGGAGCTTGGCGGCAATATGGGTGAAGGTATCGGTGTGGGTTTTGAAAAAGCAATGGAACATGTCAGTGAGGATATGAAAAAAGCAATCCCGACCTCGCTTGATGCTCCCGATGTAGATATAAATGCGGGTATCCATACGGCGGTAAACGGTGCGGCCGATGTCTCTTTGGCGGACTTGGGATTGAAACTTGACGGACTGACAGAACTCATTGCAGGGATGCTTCCGACTATGCTTGAGGCGCTTAATATCCGTGTGGTATTGGATGACGGAACGCTGGTCGGGAGGCTTGCGCCTGAAATCAATAAAAGCCTTGGAATTCTCAGACGGCAGAGAGCGATTGTGGGGTGATTGAGATATGAACGCTTTTATATTGGATGGAACTATTAATTCCCGCACAAATCTTGGGCTTAGGATCACCGAGCCTCCCATAATTCCCCCGGCGAAACGTATCGCAGAATCTGTCCAAGTGGACGGCCGCGAAGGTACGCTTACGCTTCTGAAGGGATGGGAAGACATAACCTTCAGTCTGAAGGCGGCTCTTCTTGGCGAAAACCTCCAAAGGCGGTTCCGGGATGTTCTGCCGAAAATCCTCTCTGCGGCAACTATATATTTCAGCGGTGACAATGGTGTGTTTTTTCGTATCAAGCATGTCAGTGCGGGAGGAATGGAACGGAAGCTGACTTCACTCGGCGAATTCTCCCTCTTCTTTGTATGCGACCCGTTCAGATATATGAGGAATGCAGCCGCTATTACAATGGCTGCGACAGGAAGTGTAATAAATCCGGGGACTGTATATGCCCTTCCGAAAATCACGGTATACGGTACCGGCAGCCAGACACTCACCGTAAACGGGAAGTTGGTGAGGCTTAACATTTTAAGCGGCAATCTTATCCTCGACAGTGAGATGATGGAATGTTACAGAGGCAGCACGGCGCAGAATAATCAGATGCAGGGAGTTTTCCCGGTGTTAAACCCGGGCAGCAATACGGTCACATGGAGCGGGGGCATAACAAAGTTAGAGATAGAACCGAGGTGGCGGTATTTATGATCAATTTATATAGCAAAAATGAGACGGATTTTTCACATAACGGCCTGTATATCCTCAACGGTCATATCATATCCCCTGTGGTTACCGAAGAATTGAACGGCTTGTACATGCTGGAGTTCGACTATCCGATCGGTGCATCGTATGCAAAAGAAATTCTGCCGGAACGTATCGTGAAATGTCCCGTTCCGGACATGGCCGCACAGCTATTTCGGATAGCGTATATACAAAAGAGCCTGCCGGGGCTTATGCATGTGACCGCATACCATATCTTTTATGACCTCGTGGATAATCTCGTGGAAGATACCTTCGTTGTCAACAAAAACGGGCAGCAGGCCATCACGCAGATTCTCTCGGCAACACAGTACGCACACTCATTTACCGGAACATCCAATATCTCCGCCATTAACTCGGCGCGGCTGGTCAGGCTCAATCCGGCCGAGATTTTTCTTGACAATGGGCTTGAGAATGGGTTTTTGTCTCGTTGGGGCGGCGAGATTATTCGGGATAATTTCCATATTTATATTCAAACGGTACGTGGCAGCGATAACGGCGTGAGCATCCGGGACAAGAAAAATCTCACGGGTTATACCTCCGATGTTGATTTTCAATCGGTCTGCACGAGGATTATGCCACAGGGCTTTGACGGGCTGTTCCTGCCGGAAAAGTACGTCGACAGTCCCCTGATCGGAAATTATGTTAAACCTAAAATCCGCATCATCAAATATGAATCGGTGAAAGCGGCTGTTGGTGACCGTGCGGGTGACGAGGATGCGGTGCCGCTGCCTGAAGCATATGCGATGCTTCGGACGCTTGCTAAAAAGGAATACAGCGAAAATTACATTGATTTACCGAAGGCGACGTACTCCGTGGCGTTCGCACCGCTTGCGGAGACGGAAGAATACAAGAATTTTGCGGCACTCGAAACGATCAATATCGGGGACACTGTTATGGTTGTGCATGAGGGTGACGGTCTTGAAATAGAGGCACGGATGATTAGTTATCGTTATGATCCGTTCCTACAGGCATACATTTCCATTACACTTGGCAATTACGAACCGAAGTTTACGGATGTGGCAAAGGATATCAAGCGGGTGGAAACCGGCTTAAAAGCGGTACAGGAAGAGGCGAATTATGCCCTTCAGTCTGCGAATGGAAAAAATACAAATTTTTATGGTTCCGCAACCCCGGCGAATTCACGCATCGGTGATTTATGGTTTCGGGAAAACGGTGACAAGACAGAACTGTGGGTATATGAAATACGAAATGGAATCATGCAGTGGTATCCGCTTCTGAATGATCTGACGCAGGAGGAACTCAAAAAGGAACTTGCGGAAGCGCAGGTACTTGCGGAAGAAGCTAAAATCAGATCGGAAGAAGCCGTCAAAGCCGGTGAGGATGCTGCTGCTGCCGCAAGTCAGGCATACCAAAAAGGCGAGGAAGCGAAGGAGGCTGCCGAGGGTGCAAAGGCGGCGGGACAAGATGCGCTTGTAGCAGGACAGAATGCTCTCAGTGCGGCACAGCAGGCCGGAACAGACGCACAGGATGCACTTACAAAGGCAAATCAAGCCTTTGATAATGCGGCTTCCGCTTTGAATGACGCAAGCAATGCCGTTTCGCAGGCGGCGACCGCAAATACCACGGCGGTCAATGCCTACAACAAATCAGTAAAAGCTACGGCGGTCACTTACGCGGCATCAATAAGCGGCGTGACAGCACCGGGAAGTGGCTGGCAATCTGCCGTTCCCACAGTAAGTGCCGGGCAATTTCTGTGGACGCGCACCATTATTACCTTACAGGATAACAGTACCGTCACAAGTTACAGCACCGCCCGGCAGGGCGAAGACGGGGCCACAGGAGCGGCCGGTGCGAAAGGCGATAAAGGCGATACGGGAGCAACAGGCTCCGCGGGTGCATCTGGTGCGGATGCGCCCACCATCACGGCGGTGCGGGAGCAGTATTACCTCTCAACTTCAAAAACCGCCCAATCGGGCGGCAGCTGGAACGATACTGTCCCAACATGGTCAAGCGGTAAATTTTACTGGACGCGGGTGGCAGTCACATACAGCAACGGAGCTGTTACCTACTCCGCGCCTGTCCTTGCCGACGCTTTGAACAATTCGCTGGTGACGGCGTTGGAAGCCAAAACCTCCGCCGAATCCCTGCAGACTACCGTGAGTCAACATGCCACATCCATCTCGCTGAATGCCGGCAGCGTTACTGCCCTGACCGGCCGTATTTCTGCCGCCGAGACATCCTTAACAGTTCAGGCCGGACAGATTGCCGGTAAAGCCAGTCAGGTTGATTTGAATACGCTGACGGGACGGGTAACGACAGCAGAATCGGCAATTGTTCAGCAGGCGGATTCTTTTACGCTCTCTTTGGCGGAACAAAGTAAAGTTGTGAATGACCTCGCCGGGGTGAACCTTCTGCAAATGGCATGGCAGCAAGGGAATCTATCAACATCCACCGGCGCGGAAGCAACAGGCACAAGCTATGTGCGAAGCGGCTGGCTGGATGTGAAGGCGGGTAGCAAATACCTGCTTCAGACTTACGAGGGTGCAAGCGCATATTCGGTGTACGGCACCTCTTACCTATTTTACTATAAGGAAGATAAAACATTCCTTTCCTATGTCACGGTCGGGAGTTCGACCACACCGTTTACCGTGCCTGCAAATGCACAATATTTGCGTGTGCGCTTAACGACGGCTGCTTCAGCAAGTTCGATAAATTGTTATCTGTTAGCCACGGATAAGGCAAACGGCTATACAAACCTGACTACGCTGACAAATATGGTAAAACTCCAGGCAACGACGGATACGCTGTTAATAACCGTAAGTGAAACAACGGGCGCGATTGGTACGCCGTTCAAAGTGAAACAATGGGAACGAGGTTCGATTAATACCTCGACCGGTGTTGATGCAGATTCCGCATCATACCTCAGAAGCGGGTATATTGATGTTAATTCCGGTGACAGATATATCGCACAGCTTATGGACGGAACAAGCGTTTCAATGGCTTATTTTTACTATGATACGGATGCTGATTTCATATCCTATGCATCCTCGTCGGGAGCTATAACAGTTCCGGCAAACTGTGAAAAAATGCGGGTACGTGCGGCAACTGTGATTGTGCCTGATTCCTATACAGGGAATGTTTTTGCGGGGACGGTGCGGCAGGATTATACAAAGACGGTCACGCTTTATTCGGCGCTGCTGATGCAAAAAGACCTGATTAATCTTCGTGTTTCTAAAAACGATGTCATCAACCAGATTAACGTATCGACGGAAGGCATACTTATCAGCGGGAATAAAGTTCACATCACAGGTACTACGACGATTGATAATGCTGTGATAAAGACAGCAATGATAGCCGATGTCAGTATTACAACGGCGAAAATCGCTGATCTTGCAGTTTCCACGGCGAAAATTGCAAATGCCGCCATCACAAACGCTAAAATCGGCAGTCTGGCCGTAGGCAGCGCAAACATACAGGATGCCGCCATTACCACGGTGAAGATTGGTGATGCTGCGATTACCAATGCAAAAATCGCAAATCTTGATGCGGGAAAAATCAACACGGGGACACTTGCGGCCGACAGGATTGCGGCGAGTTCCATTACATCCGCAAAATTGAGTATTGCGAACGGATTTATTACAAACGCCATGATTGCCGACGCCACCATTCAGAGTGCCAAGATTGCTGCTGTTGACGCGGCTAAGATTACGACCGGCACACTGTTAGCGGCGAGGATTGCGGCAGGATCGATCACAGCCGACAAGCTGGCAAGCAACGCTATTCAGGTGGGGCTTGCAGGCTGGACGAGCAGCATCCGGATTACGCCGACAATGATAAGCTGGTACGACAGCGATACACTGCAGGGATATATCGACTCCAATGGTATGAACTTTTATTATGGCACACGCTTTGTCGGCATGATGGGCGAAAGCAGCGATGCATCTAATACGGCCAAGCGCGGCATTGCTACGCATCTGAATGGTCAGGGCGATTATGTGGCTTGGGCGTATAGGTCGGGAACATCGGGGACTTATACAAGATTTCTCACGCTTGATCCGAGAAATTCTTTAGGAAACGGTACGGGCATTCATTTTGGAACGAACCTATGGTTGAACGGCTACAATTTGTATACGTCCGGCGGGCGCGGCGTCTATCTTGGCGACAACACGTTGGGCAGTGCTACATACCCGTCGTGGAGCCATACCGGGGGAAATTCGCGTGTTACGTTCGGCACAACGCATCTGTATTTCATCACGAACGGTACCTATTACAGCTGCACAAGCCTGATGAGCCGGGTCGGGGAACTAATCAGCCGGGTGAATACGCTGATTTCCTATCTCAACAACGGATGGATTAAATCCATCACGTCCGGCAGCAACGGAAGTATTTCATGGTCGTATTACTCCGGCACCGGTCTGTCATCCATGAGTACGTCGCTGTCATAACAGGAAGGAGAATTATTTTATGCACATTAAATTACAGAACAGGTATCTTGTACCGCTCATCCCATTTCTTCAGGGGATGAAACTAAAAGGTGAAAAAAGCCGGGCAAGGTCAAAATTCCTTATGCTTGCGACGGAGGCATACACGAGTCTGCATGAAAGCGAACTGGAACTGGTCAAAGAATATGCCGTTCTTGATGAGGGCGGCAATCCTACGGTTAAGGAAGACGGCAGTTTTACTTTAAAAAGCAGCGTGGTAGCAGGGGAATATCTCTCTGAGCGTGAGAAGCTGTTTTCCGAAACGGCTGAAATTGAAGGCGGCACATATACGGCGCATCTGGAAACGATGCGGCAGATCCTTGACGATTACGACGAGGAGCTTGACGGGGAAACAGCACAGCTCTATGATGCGCTTTTTGACGCATTTGAGGAGGCGGCACCGGATGGAAAATGAAGAAATGGAAATCATGCAAACCGAGCCAAAAACGAACAACCCTGTATCTCCGTCTGAGCAGGCACCGGAGGCAGTTACCGTATCCGAAACCTCCTTTCAGCCTGGGGAAGAGCTGCTTGTGATTTTAGATGCATTATTGGGGGTGAATACAAATGACGGATAAAAGACTGGCCGTTGCGCTTCAATTCCGAAAGGCGATTGAACTTCTTGTTCAGGCTATGCCGCTGGATGAAGCAGAAGCTCTTTCTATTGCTGACCTTTACGAGCAATGGGCGGCAGACATGCAATACAAACCGGGAATGATTGTAAAATATGGTGAGGATTCAAATGGGGATGCAGTCCTCTATTCAGTTCTTACCGCACACACCAGTCAGTCAGACTGGACGCCTGACAAATCGGCATCGCTTTTCAAGCGGATCGGCTTTACAGATAGCGGTATACCTCTTTGGGTACAGCCGCTCGGAGCTGCGGACGCTTATGCAAAAGGCGATGTTGTTTCGTATAACGGGACTGTATGGATATCGGATGTGGATGCCAATGTCTGGATACCCGGTGTTTACGGCTGGAGCCTGAAAAAATAATCACCTTTGGGTGAAAATCAACACGCTTGTCTTCCGGCAGGCGTTTTATATAGATACAAAAATATGAAACGGAGGTATAGCAATGAAAGTAATCTGGAACGGAATACAAGTGGCATTTACCGCATTTGGCGGTTGGCTCGGGTGGTTTTTAGGCGGGATGGACGGGTTTGTATACGCACTTATCGTCTTTGTGGCAGCAGATTATGCATCGGGCGTAATGTGTGCCATTATTAACAAGAAACTATCCAGCGAGATCGGCTTCAGGGGTATTTTCAAAAAAGTGTTAATTTTTGTTATGGTGGCGATCGGGAACCTGATTGACCATCAGCTCATTGGAGGCGGTGAGGTGGTCAGGACGGCAGTCATATTCTTTTACCTGTCTAACGAGGGGATATCTTTATTGGAAAACGCCACGCGGATTGGTTTACCCATACCGGATAAACTGCGTGATATTTTGGCACAGCTTCATAACAAGGGCGGTTCCGGCAGTGATGACGGCGATAACAACCAACAATAAAAGGCGGCTTGTGCCGTCTTAAATTTTATGAAAAGGAGATTTTTTCTATGAATTTGAGAAAGTTAATCTTAACAAAAAATGCCTGTTATATTGCGGGCAGAACAATTACACCAAGGGGAATTATGGTACATTCCACCGGTGCAAATAATCCGAATTTGAAACGGTATGTCGGTCCCGATGACGGATTGCTCGGTGTGAATCAGAATAACAACCACTGGAACCAGGCCAATCCGGATGGCAAACAGGTGTGTGTCCATGCCTTTATTGGCAAGCTGGCGAATGGTTCCATTGCTGCATACCAAACGCTGCCATGGACTCATAGGGGCTGGCATTGTGGTGGTGACGGTAACAATACCCACATTTCATTTGAAATATGTGAGGATGGTTTGGGGGATGCGGTATATTTTAACAAGGTTTATCAGGAGGCAGTGGAACTCTGTGCCTGCCTATGTAAACTATACAATCTCGATCCTGCAAAAGACGGTGTTTTGATCTGCCACAGCGAAGGGTATAAACGAGGAATTGCCAGCAATCATGCTGACGTTATGCACTGGTTTCCCAAGCATGGCAAGAGCATGGATACTTTCCGTGCAGCAGTTAAGGATGCGTTGACCGGCGGTGGCGCCGGAATATCAGTGCCGGAAACATCTGCCGTGTTATATCGTGTTCGCAAAAACTGGAGTGATTCCAAGTCGCAGAAAGGCGCATTCAAGATCCTGGATAATGCCAAACAATGTGCTGATGAAAACTCCGGATATTCTGTTTTTAACGAAAAAGGCAATGTAGTTTATTCTGGCAGCAGTTCTTATAATACCTACACGGTAAAAAAAGGTGACACACTGTGGACAATTGCAGCGACGAAGCTCGGGAACGGTTCAAGGTATCCGGAAATTAAGACGTTGAACGGGTTGGCTTCAGATACCATTGTCACCGGTCAGATTTTGAAGATTCCAAAGTAATACATAAAATTCATATGACAAAGCGGTTCTCTGATTCATTCAGGGAGCCGTTTGCAGTTATAGGGGGTATTGTTTATGTCACAGGAACAATTTCATAACGAACTTAATTACAGCCGGGCTGTAAAGCTCCTTCAGAAGATGCTGGCGGAAGGTCTGATTACACAGGAAGAATACACAAAAATAGACCGGTTAAACCGCATATCTTTTACGCCGGAATTAGCTCCTCTAATGAGCTGATTTACTTGCTATTACGGGCTTTCAGAGGTATCATGTACCACATAGAAAGGAGGCGGAACGGGTGAAAAAAGTAACAAAAATTGACGCATCACCGAGTATTGATTTTTCGCATGACAAACTTAGGGCAGCGGCTTACTGCAGAGTATCAACTGATAACGAGGATCAGCTTTTAAGTCTTGAGAATCAGACCACGCACTACATATCTTTTATCAAGTCTAATCCTGATTGGGAGTTTGCCGGCCTCTACTATGATGAGGGTATAAGCGGAACAAAAAAGGAAAGGCGAACCGGACTTTTAAACCTGATAAGGGATTGTGAGAATCGGCTGATAGATTTTTTTATTACAAAATCCATCAGCCGGTTTGCAAGAAATACAGCCGACTGCTTGGAAATCGTCCGCAAAATGACAGACCTTGGCATTGCGATTCTGTTTGAAAAGGAGAATATAAACACCGGAACGATGGACAGTGAACTGATATTATCCATCTTGAGTTCTCTTGCGGCGGAAGAATCGGTATCCATTTCCCAAAACAGTAAATGGAGTGTAAAACGCCGTTTTGAAAACGGTACTTTCAAGCTGTCAACCCCGACCTATGGCTACGATTATAACGGAGAAACCATTGTTCCAGATCCAGAACAGGCTCCTGTTGTAAAACGTATCTTTGCAGAGGTTCTTGCAGGAAGAGGCACGAGGGCTGTAGCGGAAAGGCTAAACGATGACAGCATTCTTCCATTAAGAGGAAAGCGATGGTCAGCTACCACTATCCGGGGAATTCTTGTAAACGAAAAGTATATCGGAGATGTTCTTTTTCAGAAAACATATACCGATGATAATTTTAACAGACATTGTAACCATGGCGAGAAAGACCAGTATTATTGGCAAAATCATCACGAAGCAATCATCAGCCGCGAGGATTTTGAAGCGGCTGCACATATTTTGAATCAGCGCGGCAAAGAAAAGGGTATCCAAAAGGGTGTAGGGAAATACAGCAACCGTTATGCATTTTCAGGGGTCATCTTATGCGGGGAATGCGGATGCACATTTAAGAGACGTATTCATATGCCGGGAAAATCGAGCGAATATATTGCATGGTGCTGTAACAAACACATCGATACGGGCGGCAGGGAATGCTCTATGATTTTCATTAGGGATGAGAGCATCAAAGCGGCTTTCATTACCATGATGAACAGGCTCTTCAGCGGAAGAAATGTTATTTTAAAACCGTTGACTGCGGCTTTAAAGAACCGTGAAGGAGATGAAAATAATTTAAAGTTAATGGCTATTGAAAAGCAAATACAGGAAAATTCGGAGCAGGTACAAGTGCTGACAGGACTAATGTCTAAAGGCTACTTGGAACCTGCTCTTTTTAATCAGCGGAACAATGCACTGCAGATGAAAATCGTGAGGCTGAGGACGCAAAAAGCTGCCATTCAGAACAATATGGAAGGTGAGCAATCAGTTATCCGTGAGGCTGAAGAACTTTTGAAGTATTTGAATAAGACTGGAATTATGGAAGATTACAGTGACGAAGTTTTCACAAGATTTGCAAAAGGAATTACTGTATTTTCACCCACAGAAGTTGGTTTCCGCTTAAAATGCGGATTACTTTTGAGAGAAAGGATGGAGAGATAATGGCACATATACCATATGGTTATCGGATTGAAAAAGGAAGAGCCGTCTTTGAAGAAACAAAAACGGAGCAAGTGAAACGATTGTTTGCGGAATATGTGTCAGGCTCTTCCCTTGTATCGGCGGGAAAGAAAACGGGTATTGGCAGCAACCACGCATCACTCGGAAGAATGATTGATAACGGTGTTTATATGGGAGATGACTTTTATCCCGCTATTGTCAGCGAAGAAATGTGGAACAAGGCACAGGAAGAAAGGAAACACCGGGTGGAGGCGCTTGGCAGAAACAAGAATTATTTTGCCAAGGATAAATCAGAGAGATCATCCTTTTGGGGTAAAATTTTTTGTTCAGAATGCGGGAGCGAGTATCGGCGCTATTCAGGAGACGGAAAGGAACGCTGGAAATGCGGCCGGCGTTTGGTAAGAAGGAAGGTGTGCTGCAATAGCCCGATGATACCGGAGCACTTATTTGAAGACGCTTTTATGAAAATGGTCAGTGAGATTGATATTTCTGAAATAGCAACAGAACCGCCAAAGCAAAGATCTAATATTGAGAAGAAATACGATGACCCATTTAAACAGGCAGAATATGCCTACTCACAGACATCGATTGATGATTTTGATTACCAGACTGAAAAGCTGGTCACCGCACTACAGGATATACCTACAGAATTTAACGGTGAATTTATGTTGAAGATACTCAAACGGATTGAGGTTGCCCACAACGGCGCCGCAGCGTTTGTATTGATAAATGATAAACGGTTCAGAGAGGAGTTGATTTCAGATGCAAAACCGTAATATTTCAGTGATACCAGCAAGAGCACAGAATCGAGTGACGGAAAGCGGTAAGCCTAAAGCCAAATTAAGGGTGGCAGCTTATTGTAGAGTTTCCACCGATGATGAAGAACAGCTTACCAGTTACGAGGCACAGGTCAATCACTATTCAAGTCATATCCAGCAGAATCCGGAATGGGAATTTGCCGGAATTTATGCAGACGAGGCGATAAGCGGAACTAATACGAAAAAGAGGACGGATTTTAACCGTCTGATTGAGGACTGCATGGCTGGAAAGGTGGATTATATCATCACAAAGTCGGTGAGTCGGTTCGCAAGGAATACGCTGGATACCTTGAATTATACAAGGCGGCTTAAGGAAAAGAATATCCCAGTGTTTTTTGAGAAAGAGAATATTATATCCACAGATAGCAAGGGGGAGCTTATGCTTACTATCATGGCTTCCATTGCACAGGAGGAATCACGTTCCACCAGTCAGAATGTAAAGATGGGTATTGCTTTCCGTTTTCAAAAGGGAGAGATGCAGATAAACCATAATCGTTTTATGGGGTACACGAAAGATGAGAATAAGCAGTTGATTATCGTGCCAGAGGAAGCGGAAATCATAAAAAGGATTTACCGTGAATATTTAGAGGGAGCGAGCCTGCTGGAGATTGGCAGAGGCTTGGAGTTGGATGGGATACTGACGGCAGCAAACAAACCAAGATGGAGACCGGAAACTATAAAGAAGATTTTGCAGAATGAAAAATATATTGGTGATGCCTTGCTCCAAAAGACGTATACAGTTGATTTTCTTTCCAAGAAGCGAGTGGTCAATAATGGCATTGTTCCGCAGTATTATGTAGAGAATTCCCATGAAGCTATCATACCGAGGGATTTGTATATGCAGGTACAGGAAGAAATTGCTCGTCGTGCTAACCTGCGGACGGGAAATGGCAACAAGCGGGTTTATAGTTCAAAGTATGCACTTTCCAGCATTGTGTTTTGCGGTGAGTGTGGTGAGATTTACCGCAGAGTGCATTGGAATAATCGAGGGAAGAAGTCGGTTGTTTGGCGGTGTATCAGCAGGCTGGAGGAAAAAGATTCTGAATGTACCTCGCCGACTATACTGGAATCTGATCTTCAGGACGGTGTACTTAAAGCAGTCAACCAAACGATATCTGATAAGGATGAGTTCCTTGGAATGTTGATGAACAACATCGCCACAGTCTTTGGTGAGAAATCAGATAAAGATATTAAGGCTATTGAATGCCAGCTTGAGGAACTGCAAAATAAACTTATCCAGCATGCCAATTCGCAAGAGGATTATGATGCAGTGGTCGATGAGATATATCAGCTGCGAGAGTTAAAACAAGACACGTTGGAACACAATGCGGAACGGCATACCAAACGTCAGCGTATTACTGAAATGGCGGATTTTTTGAAAGAACAAGGTGCAGAAATAATTGAGTATGATGATAAAATGGTGCGGCAGTTGGTGGAACAGGTCACTGTGCATGATAAGCAGTTTGTTGTAAGATTCAAATCAGAGATAGAGATTGAAGTGAAATTATAAAAAGGTTTGCCCCATTCATAGCTAAAATGTAGCTTGTGAATGGGGCTGTTTTTATGTCTGTAGATTGACAAAATCATGAAAATGAGTATAATAATATTATCAACAACATTGTTATTGTGGTTGTCAGGAGGAGAATAATGTTGGACGTTAATGAATTATTGGAATTAGCAATTAAGGAAACTGAAAATCTAAATGATGGTGAAGTTTTTCTTGTGAAGGAACTATTCAAAGGATACGAATGGAATAGGATACCACGTAAGGATAGGTTGTTACTTGGTACACTGTTTCTTAATCATGTCAATGGGCATGCTGGTAAAATGCAGCCGATTGAAAAGACTACTTCTGGTCAGCAGAAGTACAGAAAAATAGATTAA